CTTCGCCTTGGATTGTTGCACGATACATGAAGGTAGCCGGTGAGATTTACGGCAGAGGCCCACTGCTCACAGCAATCCCTGACATCAAGACGCTAAACAAAACGCTTGAGCTGTTGCTGAAAAACGCCAGCCTGTCCATCGCTGGTGTTTACACAGCGGCTGATGATGGCGTGCTGAACCCGCAAACCATTCGTATTGCGCCGGGTGCAATCATCCCGGTTGCGCGTAACGGCGGACCACAGGGCGAGAGCCTTCGGATGTTGCCACGGTCTGGCGACTTTAACGTCTCGCAGATTGTAATCAACGACCTGCGCATGAACGTGAAAAAGATACTTTTGGACGACACGTTACCTCCTGACAATATGTCAGCACGGTCCGCGACAGAGGTCTCCCAACGCATATCTGAGCTAGCCACAAATCTTGGGTCTGCTTTCGGTCGTCTCATAACAGAAACAATGTTGCCGCTTGTTTCGCGCATTTTGTACGTTATGGATGAGCGCGGATTGATTGAGTTGCCGCTAAAGGTGAATGGCCTAGAAGTTAAGGTGACACCAGTGTCGCCTATCGCGCAGGCTCAGAACATGGGCGATATCGAGAAGTTGATGCAGTGGGTGCAGATGGCTTCCGCGCTTGGGCCTGATGGTCAGATGGCTGTTCGCACTGGTGCGATTGCAGACCATGTGGCTGACAAGCTCGGCGTGCCGGCAGAGTTACGCACATCACCGCAAGAGCGCCAGCAAATGGCAGAGCAACAAGCTCAGATGCAGGCGGCGCAAATGGCAGCACAGATGGCACCAGCCGTCGAAGGGGAGTAAATGACCGAAGGATGGGAAGGACTGCGCACAGTAGAGCCGCAGGAAAGACTGACACAACAGGATAATCAAGACGATATCGATAGGTTATACCTGCGCGTATTCGGCAGCGATGACGGGCAAAAGCTACATGAGCATCTGCGGTCGCTGACGATAGAGCAGCCCACATGGTATCCCGGCGAAGACGCTTCGCATGGGTTTGCTAGAGAGGGGCAAAATTCACTTGTCCGCGAAATAGAAAGGCGGATGCAACGAGCGAGGTCGCTATGAATGAAGACACTGGCCTGATGGCCCAAGCTACTCTGGAAACAGAGGGCGAGGATAACCAGACGGCACAAGAACCTATTTCACATGTACAACCAGAAGCAGGGCCAGCATCTCTTGATGATGTCACTGTCGCCAAAGAAGGAGAGGACACAGAGTTTGTTAAGCCGGATTATTTTCCTGATAAATTCTGGGATGAAGAGCAGGGGCCAGATGTTGAGAACCTTGTCAAATCTTATAACGAATTGCAGAAGAAATTTTCGCAAGGCAAGCACAAGGTGCCAGACGCCTATGATGATAGTGTATTTAAGAACGCTAACATCCCGGACGATGACCCATTGCTTGAGACTTACAGAAGCTGGGCAAAAGAAAATGGAGTTAGCCAAAGTGCGTTTGACCAGCTTGCTACAAGCATTGTTGACATGGCAGAGCAGGAAGTTGACACAGCTCAAGTTAGCTTTGACGAAGAATACAAAAAGCTAGGCCCAAATGCTGATGCGGCTATTAAATCAATGACCGACTGGGCGTCTAGCCTAGTACGCAAGGGCGTATGGTCAGACAGTGATTTTGAAGAGTTCCGCATCATGGGTGGCACAGCACAAGGTCTTCGAGCCTTGCAGAAGGTGCGTAGCTATTACGGCGATAAGCCGGTTCCGATTGATGTTGGGCCTATCGACGGTGCGCCATCTAAGGAAGAGCTAAATTCGATGGTTGGCAAGCCCGAATACCTTAGTGACCCAGCGTATCGCGCAAAGGTAGAGAAGATGTTCGAGCAGGTGTACGGCACGAAAGATGCGTCTCTTATCTAAGTGATATCGCGCCCTTGTCGGGCGCGATGTTTTTTGTTAATATCCACTTGACGGACAACCATTTCGGCCTGTCAGACCCGTTTGGGGGCGTAACGTTTATGCCCAAGCAACAGCCCGGCTTCGGATACCTGTAGCGGTTTTTTGAAAACATTCTTAACGAGAGGACTAAAAAAATGGCAGTAGCTATTTCTAATGCTTTCGTCCAGATGTTCGATGCAGAAGTACACCAAGCATTCCAAGCGCAACGCGCTCTTGCTGGTGTAGTTCGTGAACGGTCTGGCGTTGAAGGCAATCAAGTGAAGTTCCCGAAAATCGGGAAAGGCACCGCAACTGTGCGCGTACCGCAGACAGACGTAACCCCACTAAATGTTTCCTACTCACAAGTGACCGCGACGATGTCAGATTTTATCGCAGCTGAGTACAGTGACATCTTTAGCCAACAGAAGGTTAACTTCGACGAGCGCCGCGAATTGGTGCAAGTTGTGGCTGGTGCAATCGGACGCCGCATGGACCAGCTCGTTATCGACGCGCTGAATGCCGCATCAGCACCATCAACTGTTGCTACAGGCGTTGGCGGTTCAACCACAAACATGAACCTTGCAAAGCTGTTAGCGGCTAAGAAGGCTCTTGATGTCAAGAACGTACCTGCTGAAGGTCGTTGCATGGTTATCCACGCAAACGGTTTAGCGGCATTGCTCGATGAAACTGAACTTACTTCGAGTGATTTTGCGACTGTGAAAGCTCTTAGCACAGGTGAAATTGACTCGTTTTTGGGCTTTAAATTCATTACGCTCGGTGACCGCGATGAAGGTGGCTTGCCACTTCCATCAACACGCACTTGCTTCGCTTTCCACCGCGATGCAATCGGCATGGGCATTGGCATGAACCAGCGTTCTGAAATCAACTATATTGCTGAGAAGACATCGTTCCTCGTCTCTTCAATGTTCTCCGCTGGTGCGGTTGCCATTGACGACGATGGCATCGTTAAAATCTCAGCTACAGAATAGGAGATATAGAACATGGCTTTTTCAGCAGACGGATGGGGCGTCATTGGCGCTTCCAAAAAGGGTGTGGCACCTAGCCTCTACTCTTACGCAACAACAGAAGCTGTTGCCGCTGTTAATACAGCAGGTTACTTTAACGACTTGTCAGACACTTTGGCAGTCGGAGATGTAATCATGGTGCGCTCGTCAACAGGTGGCACACAGGTTGTGTCGCTTAACTACGTCTTAACAAACTCTTCCGGCGTTGTTGACGTGACTGACGGCACAGTTCTGGCTAACACAGACAGCGACTAATACCCCATGAGTTGGGGCGGCTTCGGTCGCCCCAGCCTTCTATCTCGGAGTGCTTCTATGGCGGCTGGTGACACCAAACTATCAATCTGTTCGGAGGCGCTCATTATGTTGGGCGCTACACCTTTATCTAGCTTTGGCACTGGCACCGACGAAGCGCAGGTTGCAGACCGTCTCTATGACGATGTCCGCGACAGCATCCTTATGCAGTACGCCTATAGTTGGTCTATTAAAAAGACCAAGCTGGCACGTCTAGCAGATGCACCTATTAACGAATGGAAGTATGTGTTTCAGCTTCCCGGCGATATGCTTGGCAACCCCAAGGCTGTATTCAACACAAGCTCTGTTGGTGCCACAACTGTCAGGGATTTCGAGATTTACTCTGGCGGTCTATACACAAATTTTGAAGAGCTTTGGATTGACTACCAGTTTCAAGCCGAAGAGTTTACCTTCCCGCCATACTTTGTGCGCCTGTTAAAGACAGCGCTTGCCGCAGAGTTCGCAGAACCTATTACTGACCAGATAAGCAAAGCTGACTACTTCCATGCAAGGGCTTTTGGCGCGCCGTCAGAGAACATGAGAGGCGGTCTAGTGCGTGTTGCAATCAACATCGACGGCGCTGACAGACCAGCGCAAACTATACAAGAGTTTCCGATTTCTGACATAAGGTTCTAGCATGAGCCGCATCATACAAATACAGAATGACTTCACGGCTGGCGAGATAGACCCAAAGCTCCGGGCGCGCACTGACATAGCGCAGTACAAGTCTGCGCTGACTACAGCCAAGAATGTCAGCATCCAGCCGCAGGGCGGTGCAGTCCGCAGGGATGGAACCAAGTTTATTGCGGCGCTCGATGCTGGCGCGGCTAACGCTGTACGCATGGTCTCTTTTGAGTTTAGCGTAAGCGACAGCTACATGCTGGTGTTTACGCCGGGCAAAATGTATGTGTTCAAGAACGGCGCGCAAATCACAGCCATCAACGGTGGCAGCGATGCGTTCCTGACAGTGAGTGCGCTCACAGCGGCTATCCTTCCTGAGATGAACTGGGTTCAATCCGCTGACACTGTCATCGTGGTTCACGAAGACCTAGAGCCTATCACTATTGTGCGCGGTGCTACGGACGCAGACTGGGCAGCTAGCACGCTGACATTTTCGCACATACCTAAATACGCTTTCACGCTTAACATTGACACACCAGCGTTCACGATAACACCGAGCGCTGCCAGCGGAAATATCACGATAACTGCGTCGTCTGTCACAACCGACAGCGGCACAGCGCAGGCAGGCTCATCAACAACAATCACGCTAAAGAGCGCCACAAGTTACTCGTCAGACGACCAGTGTAACGGATTGTCGCTTCATCTAACTAGCGGCACCGGGTCAGGTCAGCACCGGCATATATCGGACTACGTTGCAAGCACCAAGGTCGCAACCGTGTACCCAGCGTTTGACACAACACCAGACAGCTCGACACAGTACACAGTTAAAGCGTTTGGCGCAAATAGCGTTGATGAATACGTTGTATCTAGCAACGGCTTTGGTCGAGCGCGCATAACAGAGTTCGTCAGCAACACCGTCGTCAAAGCGTTTGTTGAGGTGCCGTTCTTCGACACAGACGCAATCACTTCTGGCAACTGGGAGCTAGAGCATGGTTTTGAAGACACATGGTCGTCAACACGCGGCTTTCCTCGCAGTGTCGTATTTCACGAAGGCCGGTTATACTTCGGCGGGTCAAAGCAGAGGCCCTCTACAATATGGGGCAGCCGTGTTTCCGACTTCTTTAACTTCGACCCCGGCGAGGCATTAGCTGATGCCTCTGTTGAGGCGTCGCTAGATACAGGAACATTTAATGCAATCGTTGATATGTACGCTGGGCGGAACCTACAGGTATTCACAACAGGGGCCGAGTTTTATGTGCCGCAAACGCTGGATGACCCTATTACCCCAACAAACCTTATTGTAAAATTGCAAACTGCGTTTGGTATGAAGCCGGGCTTGCGCGTTCAGAACGTGGACGGCGCAACGCTATTCATCCAGCGCCAAGGCAAAGCGTTGCAAGAGTTCGTGTTTAGCGATGCTGTGCAAGCGTACACCTCTGCAAAGATATCACTGCTATCGTCTCACCTGTTGAAGACACCAGAAGAAATGGTTGTGCGTGTTGCAACAGGAACCGACGAGGGCGACCGGCTAATGCTGGTAAATGGCGCTGATGGTTCTATCGCGTGCTATACATTGCTCCGCAGTCAAAACGTAATTGCGCCGACTGAGTGGACCACAGACGGTAGCTTCCTAAATATCGGCGTTGACGTAGACGATATCTACGTTGTGACAAACCGAACATTACCGGCAAATGTCACGTCTACTGTAACCGTTACCGACTACGCAAATATCGCCGTTGGCACAAAACTAACATTTGCTAAAAATGACGGCACAGTCATAACGCTACAGTTCGAGGCGGCTGGCGGTAGTTCGCCAAGTTCTCCATCTGGCAATACGCATTTTGTAAGAGCAAATGAAAGCAATAACACAACCGCAGACAATATCTATACAGCTCTTAATGCTGTTAGCGGCCTGACTGTTGCAAACCCTGCGGCGAATGTGGTCAGCATTGTTAGAGATGTGGTAGGTCTAAATAATACAACTGTGACAACGACAGATGCGACCCGGTTAGCAGTCACGAATTTTGTTGGCACAGAAGTTTATTATGTAGAAGTTTTTGACGCTGACGCATTGTTGGATTGCTCGAAGACAGGCGGCGCGGCGTCGTCTGTTGCTATGGCTCACCTTGAGGCAGAGCCTGTGCAGATTATCCGGGATGGCGTTGTAGAGCCAACACAGACTGTCGGCGCTTCGCCTTATACAATCACCTTTGCTAGCGCGGCAACGACTAGCTATCAGGTAGGGCTGAACTTTACTCCTGAGATGAAGACGTTGCCAGTCGAGCCAAACCTATCCAGCGGGTCACTCAAGGGCTTTAAGAAACGCATCTTTGAGGTAAACGCAGAACTGTTCGAGACGCAATCATTGCTGGTCAATGGTTCGCTAATACCATTCCGCTCATTTGGGCCAGACGTTCTTGGCTCATCTGTGCAACCGTACACCGGCATCAAAACCATTAACGGGATGCTCGGTTATACATACGACGGTCAGATA